GGCAGCAAAGACATTCCTTGATTCCCACCGCAATGAAAACGGCATGCTCTCCGCCGAAGACGATGCAACCTATGCACGTATGGAGAGCGATATCACCAATCTCGGTAAGGAGATTTCCCGCATGGAGCGTCTTGAGCAGATGGATAAGGATATGTCCATGCCCGTAAACACGCCCATCACCGAAAAGCCCGTTGCGGATCCCGCGAAGAACGCCAAGACCGGTCGTGCAAGCGACGACTATAAGAAGGCGTTCTGGAACCAGATGCGCAATCGTACTTCAGCCGAAATTCGTAACGCACTTGCAACCAGCCCCGACAGCGATGGCGGTTACCTTGTGCCCGATACCTTTGAGAGGAACCTCATCAAAGCACTTGAGGATGCGCTTCACTTCCGTAAGTTAGCGCATGTCATCACGACCTCTCACGGTACGCATAAAATTCCCGTTCTCAGTGGTCGTGCTACTGCAACGTGGACGGCAGAGGGCGCAGCAGCAACCGAAACCAGCGAAACCTTCGGTCAGAAGGAACTCAATGCGCATAAGCTCACCGCGCTTATCAAGGTATCGGAGGAACTCCTCAACGATTCCGCTTTCGACCTTGAGAGCTATTTCGTTACCGAGTTTGCAAGAATTCTTGCAGATACCGAGGAAGCGGCGTTCTTCAACGGCGACGGCAACGGCAAGCCCACTGGTATTCTTAACGATACCGATGGTGGTGAGGTCGGCGTAACGGCAGCATCCGCTACCGCGATTACCGCTGATGAGATTATCCGTCTCTATCACAGCTTGAGAGCGCCTTACCGCAAGCGCGCTGTATGGTACCTTAACGACGATACCATCGCTGCAATTCGTTTGCTCAAGGATAACAACGGTCAGTATATGTGGCAGCCCGGACTTCGTGAGGGTGCGCCCGATACGCTTCTCGGCAGACCCATTTACACTTCGACCGCAATGCCTACCATCGCAGCAAATGCAAAGGTAATCGCTTTCGGTGACCTTTCTCATTATTGGATTGGTGACCGTGAAGGTGTGGCATTCAAGAGACTTGCAGAGCTTTACGCTGCTACCGGTCAGGTCGGATTCCTTTCCAGCAAGCGCGTAGACGGTAAGCTCATCATTCCTGAGGCGGTTAAGATTCTTCAGATGAAGAAGTCGACTACTTAAAAATATAGGAGGCAGCGGTAATGGATGAACTTCTTACAAAGGTGAGGCAAAACCTAATTCTTGAACACGAGGCCGACAACGCTTTGCTGAAGGGCTACATTACCGCCGCCGTTTCTTACGCGGAAAGCTATCAGCATATACCCGCGGGAACATACACGAAAAACGCAATGCCGCCGACAACCGAGCAAGCAGTTATCATGTTAGCGTCGCACTTTTACGAATCGCGCGACGGATCGACCGGTGGCTTCTTTGCGGATAATGTGCAGGCATCGCAGCAGGTGTGGAACACGGTAAATATGCTGCTCCGTCTGGATAGAGAGTGGAAGGTGTGATATGAGCTTCGGAAAAATGAACGGTTTTGCAGATATTATTCTCTGCAAGCGACAGAAGGACGCAGAGGGCTTCTCAACGGTAGTGGATGAGGTGGTAGCGTCGGTACGTGTTTATCGCGAAGGCCGTCATGGCTCACAGCGGTGGGCAAACCTCGCTGCATTTTCGACGGCAACCGATCTTTTCAGGCTTCGCGTCATTCCCGAGCTGAACATTACAACCGAACATGTTATCGTCTGCGGCGGCGGCAGGTACGAGATTGTTTCCGTAGAAGACGTAAAAGGACGCGGGATGTATATAGAATTACTCGCAAAAAAGGTGGTGTCGACCAGTGGCTAAAGCAGAAATACAGATGCCGGAGGAGTTCTTAGAAAGACTTTCCAAGCTCGGCAAAAAGAGCGATGAAATTGCAGAACGTGTGCTGGAGGCGGGCGCAGAAGTGGTTGTGGATAAAGTGAAAAGCAACCTCGTCAGCGTCATTGGCAGTGGCACCACATACGACAGTCGCTCGACGGGAGAACTTGAACGCTCGCTGGGCGTTTCCCGCGTATTGCAAGACCGCGACGGCAACAGCAATATCAAGATTGGCTTCTCCGAACCGCGTAGTGACGGCGGCAGCAATGCAAAGCTGGCAACTATTATCGAATACGGAAAGCATGGTCAACCAGCAAAGCCCTTCCTCAAGCCCGCGAAAAGCGCATCAAAGAGCGCGTGCGAGGAAACGATGAAGCGGAAATTTGAGGAGGAGGTCAGAAAAATATGAGCATTCTTGCGGATATCAATAACGCGTTGGCGCAGATTGGCATTCCTATTGAAACGGGTGTATTTACTGAACCAGCGCCGGATAAATATATCGTAATCGTACCCATGACGGACAGTTTTGCATTGGATGCGGATAACGTCCCTGGATACGACGTACAAGAGGCGCGAATTTCCCTTTACGCAAAAGGAAATTACGGCGCAGATAAAAATAAAATTATCCGACAACTACTGTCGGCAGATCTTACAATCACGTCCAGACAGTATATCGGATACGAAACAGAAACGGGCTATCACCACTACGTGGTGGATGTAGCCAATCATTATGAAATGGAGGAATAAAACCTATGGCAACAATTGGTCTTGATAAACTTTTCTACGCAAAGATTACCGAAGGCGAAAACGGCGAGGAAACCTACGGCAAGCCCGCGTCTATGGCAAAGGCAATGACCGCAGATCTTTCGGTAGAACTTGCAGAGGCAACACTTTACGCAGATGATGGTGCTGCGGAAATCGTGAAGGAATTTAAGAGTGGTACTCTTTCCCTCGGCATTGATGATATCGGTGCGACGCTCGCATCCGACCTTACTGGTGCGGTAATCGATAAGAACGGTGTTATCGTTTCTACGACCGAGGACGGCGGCGCGCCTGTGGCAGTTGGCTTCAGAGCTAAGAAGGCAAACGGCAAGTACAAGTATTACTGGCTTTACCGCGTCATTTTCGGTATTCCCGCAACCAATCTTGCGACCAAGGGAGACGGCATTACCTTCTCGACGCCTACTATCGAAGGAACAATCCTTCGCAGAAACAAACCTGATGCAAAGGGTAAGCATCCGTGGAAGGCAGAGGTGACCGAGGGCGATACTTCGGTTGCAGCAAGCGTTATCAGCGGCTGGTACAACGAAGTATACGAACCCACATACGACACTGCAACGCCTGCAGCACAGTAATAGGAGGTAGGATATGAGTACAGAACGTTCAGCAAATATTATTATCGGAGGCGAGGAGTACACGCTTCTCCTTACCACGAAGGCAACAAAGGAAATCGCAGGCCGCTACGGCGGGCTGGAAAACCTCGGAGATAAGCTGATGAAAAGCGAGAATTTTGAGCTGGCACTTGGCGAAATTGTTTGGCTCATTACCTTGCTTGCGAATCAGTCGATTCTCATTTACAACTTAAGGAATAAGAGCAATCCAAAGGATTTACTGACCGAGGATATGGTGGAACTTTTAACTCTTCCCGCCGACCTCGCAGGATACAAGGATGCAATTACAGAAGCCCTTTATAAAGGCACCAAGCGCAACATCGAGAGCGAAGCAGACCCAAAAAACGCGGTAGTCGAGTAAGTGACGCGGAGTTATTTACTCGACTTCTGTATTTCGGCATAGCACATTTACATCTAACGCAGGATGAGGTGTGGCAAATGCCGTTCGGGCTGTTGCTCGACCTATGGGAATGTCACAAACAGTATAATGGGACGGCAAAACCCAAGCGCGAGTTAACTATCGACGATATTATCCCTGACGGAATATAAAGGAGGTGGTGAGACGTGGCAGATAATTTCGGTCTAAAAATCGGTCTGGAGGGCGAAAAGGCGTTCAAAAAGTCCCTTGCCGAAATCAACCAATCCTTCAAAGTTCTTGGCTCAGAGATGAAGCTGGTAGAGTCGCAGTTCGACAAGAATGACACTTCTGTCGAAGCTCTCACCGCACGTAACGAAGTTCTCGGTAAACAAATTGAGGCGCAGAAATCCAAAATTGAGGTGCTGCGCAATGCACTGAAGAATGCGGCGGATTCATTCGGTGAGAATGATAAGCGCACGCAGGCATGGCAGATACAGCTTAATAATGCGGAGGCGGCGCTCAACGGTATGGAGCGCGAGCTTCGGGACAATAACGCAGCTCTGGATAATGCCAGCGATGGCATGGACAAAGCCGGCAAAGAAGCCGACGATATGGGCGGCGAGGTCAAAGACGCTGGCAAAGAAGCGGATGACGCAGGGAGTAAATTCGAAGGTCTTGGAAATGTATGCAAGGCGGCAGCAGCAACAATGGCGGCCGCGTTTGCTGCAGTTTCAGCAGCGGCCATCGCTGCAGGTAAAGCCCTTATCGACATGACAAAAGAAGGCGCAGCATATGCAGATACCGTACTGACGGAATCAACGGTTACGGGTATTGCGACAGATAAGTTGCAGGAGTATATGTATGCGGCCGAGCTGGTCGATGTTTCTACGGAAACATTGACCAAATCAATGGCAAAAAATATAAAATCCATGTCAACCGTCGCAAACGTCAGTGGCGAAGCGGCAGTGGATATGGAAAAGCTGGCAAAAGCAGAAGCGAAGGCGGAAACTGCTTCTCTAAATTTAGAAAAAGCACAGATTGCCTATGATGAAGCGGTTGCCAAAAGCGGCGAAGCTGTAAAGAAGGCGTACTCGTCCGTAGAGGACGCGATGTACGGCGTA